TTACCGTAACGCATCTTGTGCCACTCTTTCGAGCCTTGTTCCATGTTGAAGATCTGCATTACTTAGCCGCCTTATCAAGTTCAACTTTCTTTGCGTCTTTCGCATCCAGTATCTGTGGGTGTTTCCGTTCTTCAGGAGTTAGCGCATCCCAAGCAGATTTAAGACCTGCTAGGTCAGCAGCAGCTTTCAAAGCCGAAACTCCAGGAGCAGGGTCGAATGTTTTAGGCAGAACAGGTGCGATACGGATGCCATCGACCATTTCAGAACCGAACCGAACTTTTTCGACTGTTAATGTTACGGTCATTCCAGCCCAATCCTCAATCTCTCCAGAACCCGATAGCTTTTCCAAAGTCTTACAATTGGTTCTGTTCAGTATGAGTGGTTTGAACTCTCCTTCAAGAGTTGCGATAGGCAGGGTTTCCTTTTTACCCTTGTCAAATGTCTGGGTCTTAGCTGAAACTGACTTGACCGTTACGTTCGTGTTTCCTTCAATGTCTACCGAAGATAGGTAGTCTGACGTGTGGATTGTTCTCCAATGTGCCATGATTCTTTAGCGTTTAATTTGTAATTTCTTTCCGCTAAAGTAATAAAAAGTTTTAATCTAGGTCGGTTCGGGTAGATTTATTTCTTCGAATGCAATCCCCCTTTCTGTCAAGTGTTCTTGCCAACCATCAGGCAACATCCATCCGTTATGCGTGTCATCAAAATAAGGGCTAGGAATATCCCACGACCCCCAACTTGACTGCATCGGTTGCCAATCAAATTCCTGTATGAACAATATCTTATACATTTCTTCCTATTTGAGTTTGTAACCAAATGACCGCTTCGGCAAGTGTAGTCAATGCACATTCTTCTAAGTAGGGTGCGTTAATTAGGCAGCTAACCGAGCTTGTAGAGTTCCTTGTTGCAGTTCCGCTTGCGTTACCTGCCATTCCATAATAGAAATTGGCAGATGGCGTTATTGAATTGTTCGGAGTTATGTCTGTTACATACTCATCATTAAGAAAAATCAATCGGTCTGATTTATTTCTTTGAATTGAGCAGAAGCCTGTGTTTGTTTGAAGTCCATTAAGAGTTGGAACATCTCTCTCATCTCCATTTATATCACCTTCAATTCTGTCAGAAGTTTGCCCGAACATATAACTGTGAACATCTGATGTGTCTCGTATGTCTGAACCATCTCCTGCACCGATGAAACAGGTTATTGATGCTGTTCGTATGTAAGCATGTAGCGAAGCATCATTCTGCCCGTAATCGCTTGGAGCGTTGTTCATTATCATATACTTACCGCTTCCGCCTGTAATGCCGTTAACGGTTGCATCGCCCGCAACAAATCCGACCATCATAGTGTTTCTTGTTGGGTCTATTGCGTTGATGGAATACCCTGCAACACTAGCCGTAGTTGAAGTGTCAGGAAACATCGCGTAAAGCTCAGCGTTAGCGGCTGATAATTGTTCAAACACGTTTTCGGGTAAAGTGGTGTAAATGCCTTTCAATCGCAAAATAAAGCCCAATACCCATGCTTGAGCCGTTGCGTCCATGCTTCCACCTATTGCTGTTTCTTGCGCTGTTATTATCGCGTCTGCATCAACATCGCCTGTTGTAGTGCCATAAGCAGATCCTGTTGCTTGTTGTAAACCATCAAAAGTAATGTTTACAGAAACGAAAACGCTAAAATATTCATACTTTGAAACCGTCCAATCGTAAGTACTTCCTGCTTGCGTCACCTCTTCATAACTACCATCCAGTTGTGGTAGATAGAAAGTGTAAGACGTTGGTGTTACACCGATTACCGTTGCCGTTATAGTAACGACTTGACCTAACTTAGGTGCATCATCTGATAGGGCTACTGTGGCTTCAACCACCGTAGGACAACTTGAAATAATCCATGCCGAGCCATCCCAGCTTCCAACGGGTGAGCCGTCTTGGAGAACTTGCGTGTTCCATTTAGTTCCATCCCAACTACCCGTTGCTTCACCGTTTGTTGTCACACCAAGATTCAGGTCACCATTACTCAATACCTGACCATCCGCACCACCCGAACCTAACTCAGTAGAGTTAACCGTTACTTCACCGTTCGGAGCTGTAATACTATCTGCGTCACCGGATGCAATAGTTCCGTTACTGATTGCATTACCATCCTCGTCAATAAGACTCCATGTTGCATCATCACAATCAGACCCAAGCGAAACCGTTACACTTGCCGTATCTGTTTCAGAACCGTTCGTTACGGTTATGGTGTACGTGGTAGTTTCGGTAATAGAAACCGTAACAGATCCGTTCGGTTCAACCGAACCTACCCCGTTGTCAATCTCTACTGTATCAGCGTTCTCACTGACCCACGCTAGAATAACTTGGTCACCTGAGTTATCTACTGAATAACCGGAAGAAAACAACTCTACTGATGGTATAATAGGACCTACCTGAGCAGAACCTGTTACCGTAATTTCAGTTATGTCAACCACATCAACTGCATCGTAATCAGGCACAGCCAATGTACGAGTAATCATCTGAAGAACGAAGCTGAACTCTCCGTCAACCAATCCATCAGGGTCATCTAATTTGAAACTGACATACTTGAACGGTAGATTGCAGTTCGGTGGAGTCCAACCGAGAAGAAGTTTACGGGCAAGGTCAGCCAGTTCGTAGCAGCCTATGTAAGACCCTGATGTTCTGAGTCGCTTGGATCTAACTACAATGTGCGCCTTAATGAACTCATCTTGCACAGAGTCATTTGTTAATGAATGAATATCATCAACATTGCCATCTGCATCACCGCAAAACACAGTAATTCTCCCCGCGTGTTGAATCCCCCTGTTCTCGGAAGGTTTAGAAGGCATAGCTTCAACCTCATGCCCTGCGGTAACAATAGGAGCAAGTCGAGTTACAATAGCATCTTCTAGAGCTGAATAGATCATAGTACCTCTTCTAGTCTTGCCTTAAAATTACGACCATCATACTTCTTATCAACGCTTCGGACATAGAAATTTCTATCACCATCATTGAAGCTGATGGTTACAGTCTCTGATTCATCATCCCGAACAGCGTCATCTAATCCTGTGAAATCGTCAGTCCAAAACTCCATAAAAAAAGTTCGCTGACTATAACTATCAGCGAACTCTCCTATTTCTTGAGACATGGTAGGCTCTCTGAAAAGAACTCTAGCCGTCTGAGTTGAACCTCCTAGGCTTGGAGTCCATGAGGCATCATACCCCATAGTTCTCTCACAGGCATCAAACACCCTGTCCGACATTCCATCGAACGGGTTCTGTGCCATTACCCCACGAGTTTACATTTCACGGTTGCAACACCTGATGCAGCAGCTTCAGCAGCGTACCCTGCAAGAACAAGATCACCCCAAGGTGAACCACCCTCGCTTGATGTGGTCAACTGCTCGTTGTCCTCATCGTAGTACAGCTTTTGACCGATTGTAACGGTGTTAGCTGCTTTGTCCATTTCGTAAACCCCTGTTACACCAACAGACACTACATCGTTTTCAACCCCTGTTACTAGAGCGATACCGATGAGGTCGGTAAGTACAACAACATCTCCAGAAGTTACACCACCTGCCGGAACAGTGTAATCTAGCGTTTCTCCTGGTTGTATATACGTTTGTGCCATTTTCTTCTTTTGATTTTTTGTTTTACACTAATTACGCTCCTGGACTTCTTACAACCCCACGGAAACCAACAGCCCCTACACCGTAGTCTAGCCTGATTTTCCATTTCGTTCCGTCAACAGTAAAGCCTTCTTGCATCTCCATGAATGGGTTTCTCTCACCATCTAAGAATGACACTTCAATTACTGGCTCTACATTTGGATCTGCAAACAAGTAGTAAGCAGTACCACTTAATCTTGGCGTGTCAATTACGTCTGACAACAGACCCGCAACAACGTTGGGTTTTTGGAACTTGTTATCTGTTGGTTCGTACTGAGCTTGGTTAAGAACCTTGATAGTGCTACCAAGAGACATTGGGCATAACGCAAGAGCCGGACGAATATCCAAGTAATCATTGCTGTCCTTATCTTGCTGTTGAGCCATTATAACTCGCAACGCATCAATCTGAGCAACAGTTGGAGCTGCAGACGCACCGATGTTGTTGTGAGAAGCGTCAATTAGCGGGTTGCCATCAACCATATTAGGACCCAAACCTGAGTTCTCAGCAAGCAATGCGTAAACATCATTCTCAATCGAACGAGCAGCGGCACGACCTAACATTTGAGCTAGTCTTAAGAAAGCTCCTAGGTCATCATTGATGATCATCTGACGAGAAACATTGATAATGTTACCTTTTGTGGTAGCAGATACTTTCTCGTAATCAGCATCAGTGATTGCTTTTGTCTTGAACTCTCCGTTCTCGTTAACCGTTTCTAGGTCTGAGAACGTACCCATTCTCAATCTCTTGTACTCACGGAAATCACTTACCGAACCAGTAGAGCAGAATCTACTCCATGTGTCAGAAGCCGCTTGGTAGTTAGCCAATAACGTGTTCTGGGCAGAACCCTCAAGAATCACCGGAAAGTCAGATGTACTTGAAGTGAAAGCACGACCAACAATCTCCATTGAAGAAAGACCTTCGATATTCTCACCTGAACGAATCAATGAATCTTTCGCAAGATCCAATGCTGTCTTACCTTTATGCTTATTCGCCTCTCGAACAACATCTTCCGAGAAAGTAGATTTATCATCAGAGACTAGTTTCGGAAAAGAACGCTTAACAACAGCAGCAACAGATGAAGCAATTGCCATTTTACGACCTTTATCTTCACCAACAGTCACAGATTGACCGCGAACTGACTGGGTCTCATCTTCCGTTTCCAGCTTGTCTAAGATAAGCGAACGAACCTCATCGACAGTTTTATCTTCTTCAATGAGTTTTGACTCAAACTCAGAGTCCATTTTGTGCTTTCTGCACAAAGTTCTGATACTCTTCGCTCTTTCTTTTTCAGAAGCAACAGCTTCGGCTCTTGCCTTTTCTTCAGCTTTTTTTGCTTCTTCGGCTTTTCTTGCCTTTTCAGCAGCCGCAGCTTGTTTTTCTTCTTCAGTCATTTCTCTTTGTTGTTGGTTTTCTTTTTCCTTAGTTTTGGACGTTTCCGACCGTTCTGATTGCAAATTTACATCAATTATTTCTACTTGATGCAATTCGTCTTGATTTTTTTCTCTAACGTATGCGTTCGGGTCCGCTTGAATTGGAGCAAGGCTAACCTCGAACGGCTCCCAATCGATTGCCCTCATCTTTGGTAATTCACCTTCTCCCACCTCTTCTTTCATGTACTTGTAGACACGATAACCAAAGCTGATTCCTTTCAAGATGCCATCACGTACATCTTGCCAAATTCCTTTCACTTCCTCTCTTGCTGAGAATCGTAGTGTAGCGATTCCTTTTCCATCCTCAGTTCGGTAGTCCTCTACGATTCCGAGCGTTCCTTTCGCCCCTTCATATCGGTTATGGTTATCCAATACTGGCGCACCATTCTTGAACCTATCCCATCTTACTGACCCTTCAGAGAAATCCATGATCTCCATGAACTCACCCATATCCCAATCATACATCCTGATGGGCGTGTCAGTTCCGAAAACAACCTCAACTGTTCTTTTCTCTTCATTTAATGAAGATGGAACAATCGCAGCTCTTGCGTTCAATTTACCTAATTCTGGCATATTCTATTGGTTTAGTGCAAAGTTAAGTAATTAGTTTAATTTGGAATATCCTCATTATCATCCTGATTCTCCCCTGTATCAGCAGGTCTACCCGCACCGATACCTGTAGGCTGAATGTCTTGACGAGGGTCTGATGCCAATACAATACCCATGGAATCAATCTTTTCGTTCCAAGCAGCGAACTCAGCCAACACCTCTTCAGGGTCACGACCTTGTTCGAGTATCGCATCCTGCGGTGACATGAATCCCATTCGTACAGCTTCACCCAATGCCGATATTTCCTTTACGGGGTCGATCATTTCTCTTCTAGGTGGAACCCATGTAGCTGTTACGTTCGGTCTACCTCCGTTCTGAGCTAACTCATAACCCTCCAAGAACCACATCCATACCTTCTGACATAGCTGTGGTATCATAATGTTGTACTGCCAATCTTCGATATTCCTGTGATGCTCGATCCACCCCATTCTACCCGAACTGAAGTTGACGTTATTAAGGTCGCCTGTCAAGTTCTCATAGGTCGTTCCAAAACCTGCCGCAATGGATTGAAGTATGGTACGACTGAACTCACCGAAGTTTTCAACCGATGGTGGGTTTCCAAATGTTACCGATTCGCCCGGTCTGAGATGATTAATAGTACCCGGTTCCATTCGCTCGAACTCATCTACATCAGCAGATGAACTAGCCGGATCCGATTCGGTCGAAACAAAAGCTGAATAGCAAGCAGCTACTTTTTGCTTGACAACTTGAGCATCTTGGTACTCATCCATATCCCTAACTCGAAGGAATGAACTAACCCCGAACGGAACGCCCAATTGCTGCCCTGGTCGTAACTGCTCGAATACGTGAATGACATTTTCAGCTTTAATCAAAGTTGAATTGACCTTGCTGAAACTCATCGGGTCGCCAGGGTGTTTGTCAAATAGCCAATAACCTATCCTATCTCCTTTCTTATTGAATCGGACGCCCATAAAATCGTAGGACCCGTCAGAATTTAAACCACTACTGCTCAATGTGTTCTTATTGACATCTAAGTAGTCTATTTCCAATACTTGCAACTTGATCGGAACTGACCTTGACCTATCCCATTTCTTAATGATCAAGCAGTCACCTGACTCTGATACAGCTCGCATGACCATTTTCTGAATACCGTATCCGTTCTTTCTTGAATCGTTGTCGCAATCAGTTGTCTCGAACCAATTCACCCAATCTTGATAGACCTTGTCTTTCTGTCGTTTGTTCTTGCTGTTTATCTTAGCTCTGATACCTGTTCCGACCACATTGTTCGACATGGACTGTATCGCTCTTTTCACGAACGGGTTGTTTCTACTGAGTTCCCGGCTTCTATCCCGTAAAGTCTGAGCAGCAGCATATACTTCTGCGTTCTGCGAAGTACCTCTAGCACCCCAAGAAGATGTTCTTCGCGTACCCTTACTTGCGGCATCGTAGGCACGTAAGGCGCGTCTTGCCTGTTCACGCTTGAGTGCTTGGTTCGGTGCAATTACATATAGAAGTCTGTCTATGAATCCTTTTTCTTGAGTCATTAGAGTCCTTTGTTGTGCTTGGCGTAAAACTTCTTCGGTGTGCTTGAGTAACCCAAAGCCTGTCTTATCAGATTCCTTGCGATCAACATCTGTTGCATGGTCTGATAACGTACTGACTTATCACCGTACCGAACCTCTGATGCTCCAGAAGCAATAGCGGCTTCAATAGCGGCAAGGTCTGCCTCTGTCCAATTGGTATTATTCGCCATGATGCAAAGTTAATCATTTGGCATTTGTAAAAAGTTTTTACATTTGTTGAGTGAAGTTGAATTGGCAGTAGGTAATTTGCCGCAACGGTTTGAATATGAGTAGTGCCAAGCGTAGGGGTGTCACCCTGCGGAGATATAGCGAAGTAAAGCCTCTGCGAAAGCACGTAACGGGAATATCTTTTGAGGCATTACTTATATTTATTGCTGTGTGTGTAAAAATACAGGCACATAATGGGAATAAATACGATTATCTATCATTTTTATTGCACACAACAATTGCTAAAATTAACGACAAATTTGACGCATGACCAAACAAGTTGACATTGAGGTAATTGACGCTGAGTTGATGTTTATTTACAATAGGATACTCCGCTAATACCCATCCCAAAACCCGCTTGACTTCTTTCTCTTAGGTTTGGTAGGTTCTTGCTTGACCGGAACAGAACCGTTTGATTGACGCACCTTGTACCGACCTAATAGATTATCCCAATGTTGGTCATTGAATCGGTCAATTCCGACTATTGCGGCTGCGGCTCTT